GGTAGAACAGCTGTACTATCTCCAAGACAGTACTATGCTATAGTTTCTCAGGTATCTACTAATATCCTTAATAGAGACTTTGGTAATGGACAAGGTAGTCTAAATTCTGGTGAAGGTCTTTATGAGATCGCTGGTATTCAGATCAGACGTTCAAACAACCTACCATTCTTAGCGGGTGATGTTAAGTCTTCAGCTGGTGAGAACAATGACTATGCTGATGACTTCTCCAAGCACTGTGGCCTTATTTATTATAAGGATGCTGCTGGTGTAGTAGAAGCAATTGGCCCTCAAGTTCAAGTAACTTCTGGTGATGTATCAGTTCTTTATCAAGGTGATGTTATCGTTGGACGTTTAGCAATGGGTGCTGCAACACTTAATCCTGCTGCTGCTATTGAATTAATTTCTGACAGATCATAAGAGGTATAGATTATGTCTCTTAGACCTGGTGTATCTACTACTATAACTAGAGTAAAGGGTAATGGAGGATCTCTTTCTGGAATAGGTAGTGTAGCTAAATCAATTACTATTAATCCTCCAACTCCTTTAGAGTATGGTAGACAACATTTGTCTCCTGCTAATATAGGAACAGTTTCTTAATAAATAATAATTATGGCAGTCCCAGTAGCAAAGGGAAGTTGGGGTGTCTGTACAACAGATGCTCAAAGACTTTCCGTCGCAAGAACTAGTGATGCTGGCACCGTTTCAGGTGTGTATTCAATCACAAAAAATTTACGTTTAGCGTATTCAACTGTAGGAGCATCAGGTGGCGGTAAAATAAACGACACCTGTTTTGTTGTAGCAGCTCAAGTACAATAAACTTACACATAAGGGAGGCTTTTGTCTCCCTTTTTTTTATTCATAAATCTTTATACCTATGGCTACTACGACAATTGATAACGATACCGAACTATCCGCAGTAAACTCAATCTTGGGTAGCATAGGTCAATCACCTGTAACAGAATTAAACTTTGAAAATCCTGAGATATCTTTTATTTATAATTTATTAAGAGATTCTAATGTTGATGTACAAAATGAAGGTTGGCATTTTAATACAGAAAAACATGTAAAATATACTCCAGATGCTAGTACTAATAAAATTGCAATAGGTTCTAATGTATTAAGATTAGATGTAACAGATGGTTGGAATACTAAAGATTATGATGTAGTAATGAGAGGAGGATTCCTATATGACTTACATGATCATACTGATGATTGGTCAGATGTAACATCAGTGGATTTAGATGTTGTTAGTTTATATGCTTTTGAAGAGATCCCATCTATTTTTCAAAGATATATAATTTATATGGCATCAAGAAAAGCTGCTATACAATTAGTATCTAATCCACAATTAGTTCAACTCTTAGGTGTACAAGAATCTCAAGCACGTGCAGCATGTGTAGAGTATGAATGTAATCAAGGTAATCATTCTTTCTTTGGTTTACCTGATGAGCAAGCATATAAATCTTATCAACCATATCAATCTCTCCTACGCTAATGGCTAGTATAACACAAACAATAGATAATTATACAGGAGGTATTTCACAACAACCTGATGAAAAGAAATTACCTGGTCAAGTTGTTGAAGCTAAGAATGTATTACCTGATATAGTAGAAGGTTTATTAAAGAGACCAGGTAGTAGATTAATTGGATCATTAAGTGATGGTACAAATAATTCTCAAACTAATGGTAGATGGTTTCATTATTATAGAGATGAAGCTGAACAATATATAGGACAAATAAGTAGAACTGGTGATATAAATGTATGGAGATGTAGTGATGGACAAGAGATGACAGTTAATTATGATAGTGGTACTAGTGCTGCCTTAACATCATATTTAACTCATACTAATGATGAAGATATCCAAACATTAACTCTTAACGATTATACTTATTTTACTAATCGTACTAAAACAACAGCAATGGCTGCTACAATTGCCCCTGCTAAACCAAAAGAAGCATATATAGAATTAAAGAAAATTGCTTATGCTAGTCAATATGGTTTTAATGTATTTGATGATAACAGTTTACAAACAACAACTACAGCTACTAGATTAAAAATAATTTCTGAAGATTTAGATAATGATAGTTATTGTCCAAATGTAGGTACTGAAATATTTAATAAAAGTGGTGGATTGTTAGAAGAACAAATAGTAACTGGTGTAGACGTAGGTACTGATGCAGGAGATGATTTTATATTAACTGATGAATCATGTGATTATAAAGTAAAGTATACACCTGCAGCTTGGGCTGGTAGTACAGCTTATAATGTTGGAGATTATGTATCAGCTAATTCTAAGATATATAAAGCAAGAACAAGTGGTACCTCTACAGGTGTAACCGCACCTAGTGTATCTACTGGTACGCAAACTATAGGTGGTAATATTTGGGAATATATACATAATGCTATACATATTACCCTTACAGTTAGTGCAACAATTGCAAGTCTTGATTCTCTGATAAGTGAATTTAGAGATCATACTTGGTATACACGATTACCATTTACACTTGCTTTTCTTAGTTATAACACTACCGCGGAAACTGGTGAATTTAAAATAATATATAAAGATCCTGGGAATAAAACAAATACTACGACTGAATTTACTAGATATTATGCAGATGGTGGAGGTGATGCCACGAAGACTATTGATACTAGTGCTGGTGCCTATGGTCAATTATCTGATTCTATAACAGGTACAATAGATAATACTAAGCAAGACTTATATTTTCGATTAACCACAACAGGTCAAGCAGTACCTGAAGGTAGTGGTACCGATGCATCACCAGCATATCAATGTCGTTATAATACAGTTTTAGATTTATTACATGGTGGATCAGGTTGGGCATTAGGTGATGTAATAACTGTAACTATGAAAAATGGTATATATACCATAAAAGTAGATGAAATTAGTGAATCTAGAATACAAGCTAACCTTGGTTTAGTACGTCCAACACCTACATCATTTGATGCTAAAACAACTGTTACATCTGATGCTATTTTAGGTTCATTACGTACTGAATTAATTGCAGCAGATGATGATGCAGATGATTGGGTAACATGGGATGAGTCTGAACAGTATGGTATAAAACAAATAGGTAATGGTTTATATATTAAACGAAAAGATCAAACAGCAACTTTTGGTATATCCTCACCAGTAGGGGATTTATTAAATGTTCTAACTGATTCTGTAGCAGATGTAGCTGACCTACCTACACAATGTAGAGATGGTTATGTAATTAAAGTTAGAAATAGTGATGCAGAACAAGATGATTATTTTGTAAAATTTGAAGGTGATGAGACTGGTAAAGATGGTAAAGGATCATGGACTGAATGTCCAGAACCAGGTAGAAAGATAGAAATTGATCCAGCTACTATGCCTATTCAAATGGTTAGAGAAGCTGATGGTACCTTTACTGTTAGCCAAATTACATGGGACAATTGTTTAGTAGGTAGTACTGTTACAGTTCCTGAACCATCTTTTATAGGTAAGGCTATAAATAAAATGTTATTCTGGAGAAATAGATTAATATTACTTAGTGATGAAAATGTTAATATGTCTCAACCAGGACACTTTTATAATTTCTGGCCTAAGTCTGCTATAACTTATACTGCTTCAGATAATATAGATATATCATGTAGTTCTGAATTCCCAGCTATTATACAAGATGGTGTTCAAACTAATAGTGGTTTAGTTCTTTTAACTAAAACACAACAATTTTTATTAACAACTGATAGTGATATCTTATCACCTATAACAGCTAAGATTAGTGCATTATCTACTTATAATTTTAATGCTTCATCTAATCCTATTTCATTAGGTACTTCTATTGGATTCTTAGATAATGCAGGTAAGTTTTCTAGATTCTGGGAGATGTTTAATGTATTACGTGAAGGAGAACCTGTAGTAATAGATCAAACAAAAGTTGTTAGTAAGTTATTTGATAAAGACATAAATAAAATATCTAATTCAAGAGAGAATGGTATAGTATTCTTTTGTAAGAAAGATAGCTCTACATTATATGGATTACGTTATTTTAATACAGGTGAACGACGTGTACAACAATCATGGTTTACTTGGGAATTAACAGGTACTATACAACATCATGCTGTATTGGATGATTCCTTATATGTTATTTTACGAAATAATGGTAAAGATACTATGCAAAAAATAGGTATTAAAATTGATACAGATTCTGTTACTAGTGTAGATGATAAGAACAATGCTGATGCTACAGATGATGTTACATATCGTGTACATTTAGATACTACATCAACTATATCATCAGGTACATATGATGCTACTACTGATATAACAACCTTTACTAAACCTAATGGATATGAATCTACTGCACAATTAAATGTATATGATAATAATACAACTTCAGATAATATAGGTGAAGTAGGAGTAGTAACAGTTGATAGTTATGAACTTAAAGTACCAGGTGATTGGTCTAGTAGGACTGTAGTATTAGGATATTTATATGATATGCAAATTCAACTACCTACTATCTATAAACTAACACAAAAAGAACAAAGCTCTATAGCAGATACACATTCTTCATTAGTAGTACATAGAGTTAAAATGAACTTTGGTGGTTCTGGTTTATATACTACTACTATAGATAGAAAAGGTAAACCATCTTATACTGAAACATGGGATCCACCTTTAGCAGATGATTATTCAGCTAACACTTCTATAATAGAAGATCTTATTACTCAAACTATACCTACTTATGAAAAGAATAAGAACTTAACTGTAACAATTAAATCAACAGCTCCTACACCAGCAACATTATATTCAATGAGTTGGGAAGGAGATTACACACCTAAATATTACCAACGTGTCTAAATACATTCACCCAATTACTTTGGAGGCTGCTAAAGAGGTGGCCTCTAATTTACGTCCAGAAGACCGTAGGGAAGTCGAAGAAGGTCATGGGGTAGATCCTATGGAACAGTTAACTTTAGTAGCTCAGAGAGGCTCCTGCGTACATTTCACGGTGCCTAACGGCAGGACTGCTGGTATGGCTGGTGTAGACCCAGGAGGTAGGATATGGATGTTATGTACACCTGCTATACATGATTATCCTATTACCTTTGCTAGAGAAGCTAAACGTTATGTAGAAAGACAACAAGATAAGTTACTGTGGAACATTGTTGATAAACGCAACACTGTCCATTTAAAGTTACTTAAATTCCTAGGGTTCAAATTTCTAAGGGAATTAAAATATGGACCTAATCAACTAACCTTTATAGAGTTTTGCCGTGTGTTTAGGAGAACAAGCAAAAAACGCTAACGAAGCTGCGAGAAGGAATTATGAATATCAACTCGCACAAAGAGAAAGAGATTGGATGCAAACACTTAGTATAACTAATGTTGAACGTGTCCAATATGAACAAGGTATAGATGCTACTAATGTTGCATTGGGTAATGTTTATTCTGATATACAAGAAGCCCATGGAGAATTAATTGGCCAAGCATTCCAAGAGAATGAAGCTGAATGGAAAGAATTTTTACAAAACAACAAAGGAGCACAATTATCAGCTAGTGGTATGACAGGTCGATCTGCTGCTAGAATTAGTGCTCTTGATTTAGGTAATTATTTAGCTAAAGGATCACGTAGAGCTTATCAATTAACACAAGCAGCTGGAAAACTTAGTGAACAAGGAGCTAAAGCTGCTGCACAAACTAGAGCACAACAGATGCAAATGTTTGCAAATAACAATATTATCAAGAGTCCTGATCTTGCACCACCTAAACCTGTATATCAGAATGAAGGTATGGCAGCATTTAAAGATGCTTTAAGTATAGCTAGTTCTATCGCAACTATCGGTACTATGGGTCTTGGTAATGGTAAAACCTTAGCTGGATCAATTTTGGGAACTAATTAATAATGACTAAATATTACCCTCAAACACCCACCGATTGGACTACAGCATTAGAAAAGATCTATGCTAAACAATCAGATCAATTAC